ATTTCTATGTGATTCTTTATAATATGATCATTGACATTATCGTCTGTCATCAATTCGTCAGAATCTTCATCACCTATTAAAAAGAAATCATCAGTATTTATTTCATCATCGCCCCGTTAACTAGCTTTGAAGTCTTTAGCACACTTGCATATACCGGCTGTCGTGCTGGCGAGATACTAGCATTGAAGTGGTCTGATATTGATTTTGAAAACAACACGATTAGTATTACTAAAACATATTACAATCCAAATAATAACAAGAAGAAATATCAGATACTTCCCCCTAAAACTGAAAGTTCTATCGGTAAGATTTCCGTTGACCCAAATGTAATAAAGGTGTTGCGTGATTATAAGATAAACGTTCAAAATAATTGGAAAAACGAATTATATAATGATAACCATTGTAATGAAAAAACTATCAATGTGGATACAAACCATTATGTCACGTACCAGCATACTCAAAAATATCTCTACGCACTCATTCAGATACACACATTGCGCATTGCTCATAGAATCAGGTGTACACATTAAAGAAATACAAGAACGATTACGGCATAAAGATATCAATACCACTATGAATATCTATGCTAAAATCACAAATTCATACAAAAAAGACGCCTCCCATAAGTTTAGTCACCAAATGGAAGACGTCTCGTAATTAAAATATATTTGCGTGCATTCTAATTTATACTTAGAATGAATCATACTCGTGCATAATGTAATTTTCTAGTTAGTCAAAACTATAAACAGTTTTACATCATTCCTGGCATTAAGGGCAGTATGAAATAGATATAAATCACATACAAAAATCCTATTAAATCAGCATCGTGTATTCTTTATATATTCAATTTTTTTTAGTTTTTTTATTTCATTATGACCAATTTATGACCACCAATTATTACACACATAAATCTCTATAAGTATATTTGCAATGATCGATATGATTATCCATATAATGATTTTTCATTGCAATATAATGCTTCTCTCAGCATCTTATATCACCTAATAAAGTTAGTGTGAAATGTTAAAATTGATAAAACAATATAAATTTGTGCACCCATTTTTGATTAATAAATAAGCGTTTGATGCCTGCAACGTGTGATTATATTAATATTAATACGTATAAACATCGTCATATTTTTTTATATTCAACGTTGTAATCACGTATTATACTGAATATAAAATATCAAAAATAGATAAATACATATATTTCCCGAAACAACATCATATTAATCCACATTAAACATACAAAATTCATTCTGCTTATTAATAGTTCTAAGATATCATGTTATAATTAGTGAATAAAATCACAAAAGGAAGGTTTTAAATCATGAGACTTCAAAAAGCACCTTTAGTAACATCGGGATTGATCTTAGGTTTGTTGGGGTTGGGCAATCTCTTGAAAGACGTATCACTTGTTTTAAATGCTATTTGCGGTATCTTTGCCCTCTTTATTTGGGTTCACCTTTTATGTACTATTCTCAATAATTTTAAAAATGTTAAAGAACAATTGAATACCCCTCTAGTTTCATCTGTGTTCACAACATTTTTCATGTCTGGATTTTTGGGAACCACTTATTTAAATACGTATTTTAGTGATGTAACCATTATCACTAGCTTAATAACACCCTTATGGCTCTTATGTCTTATGGGGATTATGATACATATGATTATTTTTTCAATTAAATATTTAAAAGATTTTTCACTTGAGAATGTTTATCCATCATGGACAGTGCTTTATATTGGTATTGCTATTGCTGGATTAACAGCACCAATCAGCGGATTTTATTTAATTGGAAAATTATCAGTTATATATGGTTTTTTAGCAACATGTATTGTCTTACCAATAGTATTCAAACGATTAAAAACGTATCCATTGCAAACGTCTATTAAACCGAACACTTCCACAATTTGTGCACCATTTTCTTTAGTTGCTGCGGCATATGTTATAACTTTTCCTAAGGCAAATGATCTAATCGTTATTATTCTTTTGGTATTGGCTCAGTTTTTTTATTTTTATATTATATTTAAACTTCCAAAGTTGCTAAAAGAGCCGTTTTCACCAGTATTTTCAGCTTTCACTTTTCCTTTAGTAATTTCAGCAACTGCCTTAAAAAATAGTTTACCTGTACTAACGTACCCAGAAATTTGGGAATGGCTCTTATTTTTTGAAATTACATTAGCAACTTTAATAGTATTAAGAGTCTTTTTAGGCTATGTTCATTTCTTTTTTAAAACTAGCCCGAAGGCTAGCTATAACTCTTAATCTAATGTAGCACTTTTAAAAATATCTTATAGTAATGACAAAATGATAAAGAGAAATATGACAAGACATATCTTAATAAATCTTTGCTCAAAATCAACCAGCCATTCAGCTGCCGATTTTACTTGCTTCATATAAAACTGGGTATAGGGTAAAAACTTAATTCTATACCCTATTATTTTTTTCTCTTTATCCACCAACCCTTAAAATTGCTTGAATGTCTGCATTATTAAAATTAGCTTTAAACTAAAGATCTGAGGTTTCAATTACCATTTGGTAATCCAAGACAATGTAATATTTATTTGTAATTGTTTTAGTATTTACTTAACTGTTAGATAACTTTCAATTTTATAAATTACTATACACATTAAAAATAAAATCATTAAAAGTACTAATACTAATGACAGTCAAACACCAAAGTACCTTTTCCTCACTTTATCATTTTTCAACCATTCTGCCATATATTAAGTATCTATAATCAATACCCTAAATTTATACATACACCTAATATGTTTACATAAAAATAGGCAAGTACCGAAGTACCTGCCTGTTATGCACATTTAAATCTTGAGAGAAATGTTAAAAAGTTCTAGTAAAATAATAGCACATTTTATCTTTAAATGTAAATAGAAAGCAGGTGTGTAATGCACCTGCTTAAATAGACATGACTATGTCATTTCAACTGATTTCTCCCCATTAGTCGCCTAGTACCTGACTAGTTGGGGCAGAACCATTCCATGTTCTAATAGGCAAGTAATAACGTTGCCCCTCCCGTTTATATAATACCCATAAATAATACTTATATAACTAATTTATGTAATTTTACAAGGCTCAAAATTGAGTTCTGCAGTTAAATTCATAAACATTTAGTATGGCATTTTAGTTTCGCCGTTTGATGTTATGTGTTCTTTGGTGCATTCTGGTTCAAAAAGAGTTGCTTATTAGTATAAAATACTTGCGCCCATATATTCCAATGGTAGGACATTTAATTCTGGATTTTCAGCTATTTTCATAAATCTATTATCTGATAATTTGCTTAATCCAATTTTCAAGCCATAGCCTAAATTCCCCATGCGCTAAGTCATTTTTTTCACAGGTTTTAATCTACGACCAATCTCGAAAATCGATTAACCAGCGATGTTTAAAGCCATATTTCAAGGCGCCACATTTACGATAAACATATCTAGTTATACACACTCATTCCCCACTGCAGCACAGGGCGTTTCTCAACATCTTATATTACCTAATTTGTTAATATTTTCATACACTTTGCCCTTATCACCAACATTATGCCTTTTTTATGCCCTTAAAAGTTGTTCTTCAAATAAATTTATAACACCATATTTTTCATATCGCTAATTGTAAGTATGGGTATTTCTCGTTGATATCTTCTAGGTAAGTTTTGTTGATTAGTCGGCGCAAATGCAGTTACTAATACTTTTTTGATTTCTACAAAGTTATTAGGTTTTTCATTTCCAGAATGGCATTGCTTTAACTTATCTTCTAAATGATTCATCAACTGTAACTTCTGTCTAAATGGTTTATTAAAATGCTTGATTAAACCTTGAAACTCTCTTTGCAAGTTCGCTTTGCATTCGCATAAAATTATCGTCTTTCTATTCTCTATAGTCACAAAATCTAATAATCTATTGCTATAAGATTCTTTTCCATGCAGTGATTTACGTTTATGATATACTATTGGTTCATGACCAATTTTATACACAGAATCCTCAGTTCTGATATATTTTATATAAGTATACTCCAAAATTTGTCCAATATAATTATTTTTATCACTAACATTGCATAATTTATTATAAATTTTTGATAACGTCTGTACTTGTTTTTCATCAAAATTTTTTACTGTCTCTTTTAATTTTCTCTTAATTATCCTATAATACTGAAATATTCTATAATGAAATTTTTTAAAATCACATTCTATTTTATAATTTTGTGTTGAGTATTGTCTGATCCCCTCAAGTATAGAGACTAAAAAAACTTTTTTTTCGTAATTATTCTCTATTTTTTCTATAGCATCTATACCTTCAAGAAAGTAAAGTTTTTTAACACTTTTTTTATTTGCACTTTTTAATCTTATATTAGTTATCTTCATTTTCCCAAAACCTGTAAGGAAGAATAAAATTTGGTAATTTCATATTTGACAATAAAGTTTCAACTTCTTTTCTGAAATAAGGTTCTATAATTTCTAAAAGTGCATCTCTCATTTTTTCTTCCCTCTCTGTACTGAAATCACATATTATTTTATAATTAACTCTTAATTTGCCAATTATATTTTGATCATTTTCATCATCTAAAATTCTCTTTTTATTTTTCTCATTTTCCCATGAATTAGATTCTACACTTCTCATAGTAAAAATAATTTCTACATAAGCTTCATTATCTTCATTTGGTAAATTTACATTGTTATTTGCTTTTAATATTATTCCATCATTGTCAGTATTATCTTTATCAATCCTATTTAAATAATTAACTTCCAATTTTATTATATCTTTTATTTTTTTTATCATAACGTCACCATATCAAATTTTGTTTTTTTGCAAAATTCACATCATCTAATACATCAGCAAAAAAAGTGCTTTCAAAAATATATGAGCTTTCTATATTATTAATACTTAAGTCTTCTATCTCTAAATCAACTAATTCTTCTCTGATTTCAAAAATGTCTTTAACCATTTCAAAATCAAAATTATTTTGATTCAACTTTCTCTTTATATTAACTTTATCATCTTTTAAATAGATATTACTTTCATTATATTTTTCTATTTTAATATAGGTTTCTAAAAACTTTTTTTCATCTTCTGCTATTTTGGAACTATGAACTAAATGATTCCTTTTGTTTTTTAAATAATCCATTTTAGCGACTATTTGATTAAACTTATCACTAACTTGCATTTTATCGTCTTTTGCAAAAATTGAAATATTAGAAATCAAAGTATATTTCCTCCTTAATTCATTTTCTGTAAACAAAAATGACAGCGTCCCTACGCTGTCACCGTGTATATGCTTTCTATAATTCGTACACAAAAACAATAAATATCTTTATGTGTATTCGCCAAGATGTGTTGCTTATATGCAACCCTTATTTATAATATAGTACATTTCAACATTTTTTACCATACATTCACTTAAATTTGTCAAGTTAATTTAAAAATGTTGACATATAATATTTATTAAATACAACCTTATTGAATCGATAATCCGATTTATAATATGTACCTAAATTAGTAAGTAATCATTCTTCAAGCATCACATTTCGACAAGTAAACTTGCTGTTTTCTTTATTTCTAAAATCTCTTTATATCATCAACAAATTCTGGTGCCACAAGATTCACATCTTATTTATCTGTAAATATTCCTCATTAATCCTCTAACGGTATATCATCCACAATCACAGTATGATTAGGATTAGCGTTAGATACCTCTTGTACCGTCTTATCTAAATCTTCATCATCGCCATCCCATTCACCAATATTAATGAATATAGGCACATTCCCGTTAATATCATGCTTATCTGTAAATAACTTATGGTATTTACCCAACATATCACGAGCTTTTAAACGATCACTAGGTTTTATTGGTACCTCTATCAGTTCAACATGTTCATTATAGACTAATTGTACTTTGCCACTTTGTGGATTCTCTTTATATTCTCCACGCTTGACTACAACTTCCTTCGTTTCTGTTTCGTCACCGACTGCCGCATTCGTAAGCACATGTAGTAACTCTTTTGCGGTTAATACATTCTCATCTATAATCTTATCTTTTTGTTCTTGTATATATTGCTTGATGTGTGGCTTCTTCAATAACCTACACCCTGTCACATGTGCGCTATTTGCGCTATAGCCTGCTTTTATGGCACTTTGTGTTACATTAAGTGTTCTTATATACTCATTCACAAAACGCGCTTGTTTTGCTGTTAAATCACTCATTCTATCACCTCCACAATTTTATCTAATATGGTTTCATACCATAATCTTACAGATTGTTCTGAACACTCTAAGACATTGCTTATATCTTTAAAACTACGTCCTTGTATTAAAGAATCGAAAATATAAAACTCTTTATCATTAGCTACTTGGTCAACAATCATTTCTAAGTGATTCTTTACAATATGATCATCAATGTTATCGTCTGCCATCCATTCATTAGAATTTTCATCACCTATTGAAAAGAATTCATCAGTATTTATATCATCATCTATTAATACATCACTTCTAGTTCGCTTATGATAATCACACACGATGCCTTTTATTTGTTTTTTATCCATTGTTACACCACTTTTACATGTGAAGATTGATGATAAGCATTTACTCGTGCAATCTTGCTATTTTCAATTGCTATATTTCTTTGTTTTTGACGTTCTGAACGTTGTTTAATACTTGCTTGATACAAATCACCCTGTAAGCGTTCAATGACGTTGTAGGGTTTATATCGTCCATTTGAACGCATATATTTTACAACTTGCTTCTGCTCTTTTTCTGTATAATGATTTAGTACCTTTTTCAACAACGCCATATTATTTATAGATCTATTTTTATAGTTTTGTAACCCTGCTTTTGTTTCAATAATTTTGATAACTAATTTTTCAATCGGATATGAGACAGACACGACCCCCATTATTTCATCACATGTTGTGGTCGACGCACTCATATGGTACATACTTTCAATTTGGAATTCACACATCTTAATTTTTTTATTAATAAATGCTGGGTTAAATTGCGTTAATAGTTGATACTCAGATAGTTTATTGTCGCCATTACGATAATATAAACAATTCTTCGTTTTAAGCAGTTTCATTTATTCACCCCTATAAAGAGAGCCTACCCAAATTGGATAGGCTATTTTTGATTTAAGCGTTACGGAACACTTCGTTATACTTACTTTGAATGTTAATAATTTCTATATCGCCATCACTATCTTTGATGACTGGTTGCCCGTTATTTTGTAACCCAAACTGTCTTAAAACATTATAGTTATACTCTAATTTTTGATATTCTTCATTATTTCGATATGGATAAATTACCTTTTCTACCAATACATCAAAGTAAGGTTTTAACCTTACATTTTCATCTTCAGTAAGACGACTTTCTATCGCTTTTTTATAGATATTAAGTTCATATACATTAGTGGTTTTAGGATTGGCATTATAAACAAGATTAAATAGTTCTTCTGCATCAATTAAATTTACTTTCGCCTCTATGTCTTGACGTTTCAACATTTCAACTTGTGGATTCTCATATGAAGATTCTTTCTCTTTTTGTTGGATTTCTACTATTTTTTCTTCATGTTCATCTAATAATATTTGTCCTAATTCTTTGAATTTAGATTGTAGGCTCAAAGCCTTATTATCCATTTTATTTTTAATAACATCCGTTTTATAGCCTTGTCTAATTAATGATTTCGTTTCTGTTATTAGATCTTCAAAATCTCCTAACAAATTTCTATAACGTCTATCATTAAAATATACATCCCACGTATCACCCGTGATTGTTGTAGTTGTCATTTATAAGTACCTCTTTCTTTAGTTTTTGTTTTACACTTCGATTCGTTTCAAAGCTTCATAGCGTTTCATACTGCCATCAGCTAATTTCTTAATACTTCTCATCGCTTGTTGCTTTTCTTGTTCTGTCGTAATGATGTAATAACCACGTTCACTAGGTTTATAACTGCATCCGATAGGATAGCCATAATCATATACTAATGAATTGATTACTCTTCGTAACCATCGTTCATTGCTTGAATTATATTCATATCCCAATTGATTTAAGATTTTAGTTTTAGTAATATACTTATTGGACGTATTTTTTATCACATTGAAAACTTGCAGGTGTTCGGTGGGTAAATGATACGTCTCTTTTTCTGCGATACTTTGCATTTCTACACCTCTTTCTTTTAATTATTTCATACCTAAATTATACCATTTTCACTGACCTAAAACAAACTTACGTTCGCTTTATAGCACGCTTTGTCAGTTGTTTAGCCTATCTCATATAACACTTATAAAACAACATTATAAAATTAATAAGGAGCCTTTTAGATCATTCAAATACAGAACTTAAGTTCGATAAAACAGAGCGAACAAATTACGAACAAACTTAATTTTTAGGCCTATACCAAAAACACAAACTTTAGCTTGTATTAGCGTTAACAAAGTTCGCACACCTTGCACAAATCTTGCCATTTTTTCAATTCTCAAAGACTGTATACCTTCCGATTTTAAAAGCTAACACCTTTATATAACCTTATTATTTTCAAAGCCATAAAACAGCTCAATATCAACATTTCACACTTTTTTTAATTTCGCACACCTATCTATTAACTCACTATTGTTGCAACCTTTACATTTTAAAACTTCTATACCTTATACTTTTACATTAGGAGCCACACACCACGTGTGACTCCATATTTAATTACTTATTCAAACTGTAATAAGATGACTTCAACTCAGTTAACTTACGTTCTAAAGCCTTGTAATCCTCTTGTGTCGCATTCTCATCTTGTACAAACTCAGTTACTAATTTTAATCCCTCAACTAACTCTGGTGCTGGTTCATTGATTCCCGTAGCTAACTGATACAACATTTCAATATTCGCTATCACATCAGTATTACTCGATTGAATGCCCTCAAGTGTATCGGTATCAAATCCATTTTCTAGGTACTCAAACACATCACTATTATTTGATTCTGCATATGTTTGTAATCCATACATAAAATACTCATCTTCAAACAATTGACTAGCCATCACATCACTAATAGAAAGCTGTTTACCATCATGTAATTCATAACCTACATAATGCCCCTCTATGCTTCTTATAAGCCCCTCAGTGTGCTTAGGTGACGCTAATTCAAATGATTGCCTTACTTTACAATCTTTAATATATACATGACCAAACAACTTACTATTCATCACCACATAACACATATCAAACGGATCATTATATAACTTAAAGCAATACGGTTGTACTTTACTATGTTCTAATAATCCAGTGTAGTACCTTAATAACGTGCCTGCTCGTGTTTCAAATTGATTTACAATATTTTCTATGTTCATTTGATTTTCTCCTCTTTATTTATTCTTAACACCATAGGCACCCATGAGGGCACGTCAGTTTGTTGTCCATCTTCTGGATAACAAATTGCTAATGGTAAGTTAGGAACTCTACCATCCAACAAATAACGCATTACAAAACTACCTCTATACACTAAATCAAGTTGTTCACTTTTAACTAATTCAATCAACGCAAACATTGTAATTTTGTTCCATCCACTCCAAAACACAATATTCTCATCCTTATCGTGTGTGATACTAGTTCTCCCTATATAGTCGTGATTTATTTCTTTAAACAAATCTTCTAACTGATATATCGGTATCTCCTTATATTCTTTCACATATTCGTATATATACTTTTTAAGTTGTTCTTTATCCATGTGTAACCTCCATATTTATATTGATTGTGTACCATACACAGTTAAATACACACCTTTTTTTACTTTCGTGTACTGGTTAAAACATTGATATATATAGCCTCGTGATAATTAGTACACAAAGTACACAGAAATTTTAGTGATAGTTGTATATTATTTAGAAATCTACGATAATTAATTTATTAATTTTAACTATGACTATATATTTATATGTGTACATTGTGTACTTCGTGTACTATCTGCATGTAACTGTTGATATTATTGAATTTATCGAGTACACATATTTTAAAATTGAGTGTGTACTTGTGTGTACTAATAACTTTCTGTATATGGATTATGTGAAATCGAGAAATCAAATCCTAGTTCTTCAATTATTTCTTTTTTAATCGCATAACCCAGATGCCTTTGAGATTTATGTTTTACTTGTTTTTGAATTCTTTTTTTATCTTTTATTAAATAACCTTTTTTGTCCCATTGCCCTGTAATCGTCTGCATTTCGTGTCCTAATTTATTTTTAACAGTTTCGTTTTTAATACAAAGAAAATCATGTTTATATACCGCTTTAACATCTCCGTAATTTACTGAATCATAACCGTCACCTACAATATTATTTCTATTCGCATCTAAATATTGTAATAGTTCCTCTAACAGTTGCTTAGGTTTATCAATCGTCTTATTGTTTTTAACCATGCTGTCATAGGCTTGTTCGATAATTTTAAAATGGTCATGTTCAAACCCATCAATATCATTCAAAACCTCACCGGTAACTTGTAGTAACGCAAAGGCACGTCCTAAACGTTGCATGATTTCATTACTACCTTTTTGATTAAAATACCGTTGATAGCTCTCAAAAGCGTTCTTATACACGTCTTTTTTAGACTCATATTGTTTAATAAATGCCAACCCTAACGTTCCATAGTTCTCCCTAAACGATTTGTCTAATGTGGTAAAATCAAAATTATCTGGATATGGTGGATCTTGTAGTGTAACTACACGTGCTGATACACCCGCTTTTTCATCAGCCATATTTGCGATAGATGATTCACCAGTAGAAATTAAAATATTTCGCCATTCTTTTTTAGCATTTAGCGTTAAATTAATATTACTTCTCGATTTACTTTCACCACTAGAAAAGTTATATGTGGCACTGGTAACAAACTTAGGATGTGTGTTACGCGTATCATCTTTAAACATTGGAAATGAGTTCAAAAATGACGCCATTGATTCAATACTATTTTGAGTAGAACTCCATGTCGTAATAAGGTCACTGGTTCCCCAAACACTTGATACTAAGTTGAGTGTGAATGTTTTACCTGTGGATGTACTACCTGATATTTCTGCAATAAAGGGTTGTAATCCAAATTCTCTTAATAAAACTGAGCCTAAAGATGCATACAACATAACCATTACCATTGGTAAATCTTTTATTTGAGCAAACACCTTTTTAGAGTAACCTTGTAGTGTTCCTTTACTTCGAAAAGAGTCTATTAACTTTTGAAACCCTTTATCATTGCTAAACAACTTGACATTGCTGTCTTTCATTACTTCTTGATAAGGATAAATAAAATAACCTTTCACATGCCCCAAACGCGTTGCAACTTTAACACTTAATGGTGGATTATACCGTTTAGATATATTAATATAGTCAACAAGTTTAGTAGATGTTGACGATGTTACATCTAGCTTTTTATTAACCAATTTCAAGAGTTGACGACTATCTGAAATTTCTTCGGCACTCACAGCTATATTTACTGGCGTTTTATTGTCATAGAAAAGCATATTAAAGCTGACTTCGTTACTCTCAATATCTTCAAAGCGTTCAGTAATTTGAGGGATTGTATTTGTGATAAAAACCTTTTTATCTGGTTCGCCTTCTTTTTTACTTGGTATAAGTTGATATAAGGCAACACCGCATTGATGATGTTCAATTTCATAGCCTTTCGGTATAATTTCTTGTATGGCACTATCTTTTTTATTAATTTTTTCAATTTTATCAAGTACATCACTTTTACCTGTTTCCATACAAAGCCCCTTTCTAATTGTTATAGTGTTTATTTAATATCGATTGAAAAGTGGCGTTGATTTCTTGTTCTTTCATAGGTGGTTTACATGCGAATTGCCCCCATAATAAAGCAAATGAATAAACAATATAATCATTAACGTGACATCTTAATAAATGCCCAACTAAGCTAGCTAGTGCATTGTTACGATTGCCTTCGGTTGTTCCAAAGCATAACTCTCGCCAATACTTACTATCTCGTCGCGTGTATCCTATGACACTCGGACTAACATTTGATTGTTCATACTCCTTTAACCACTGTTCAAGCATATCAACATCCATAATTGGACAGTCATTCACTCGTTTAATAAATATGTGTCCTTTTTGAATAACTGGTAGTGCAAAACATCTACTTGGCTGATATGAACCTTCATCCACTTTATGACCAATTTTATTTGCTAATACCTTTGAATATTTACGATAATCATCTGCACTTATTCGCTCATTTAGAGGGATATACAGGCGTATTCTAGCTTGTTCAGTTCTGTGCGAGTAACTTGTGTGCCAAAACCATGCAACATTGCTTAAAGCTGAGCTGATTGCTTCATGTAATTGCTTTAAATCATTTATTTCATCATAATCAAGTACAATCACATCTCTGTATA